ATCCAGTTTAACTCTGGAATAGAGCATTAAAGGCTTCTTGTGCAGCCTCAAGTCCAGAACCAACAGATCGTCCGCCATAAGTATTATTCTTTGAGGGATTAGATACCTCTCGAATTACTTGCTCACGACCTTCGTTTTTAGCCTTGGTAATGTTGGCCTTTACCAAGTCTTTTCCGTGTTTCAACCATAGTGCCACAGAATACACTTTTTCGATGTCAAACGTACCGTCTGGGCGGGTAAGGGTAAACTCATCATTGATGTATTCGATAAGATTCTTAGACATTTCGTCTGTGATCTTCAAACCATACAATTCTTTGTTTGCTACCTGCTGACCGTAATCGCTCAACTCCTGGTTGTATTTTTCATAAACAGCCTTGGCTTGCTCTTGTTGTTGGGTATTCGTGCTCGTCAACTCTTTCAGTTTATTAGCATTTTTCTCCTCGAACTTTTGCATGAAGCCTTCAAGCAACTGTTTCTTTTGGAAAATAGAGCTATTTTGAAATTCGTAAAAGGCACTCTCCATATCTTCTTCGGTGATCCCGTAGAATTCTTTCAATCCTTCCTTTACCAATTTATCTTCGCCCCATGATTTATAATCCTCAACGGAATACTCTTTGACAAAATCAGCAAGACTCTTCCCGCTTTTCTTGTACTCCATGAGCAATTCCAGATCTGGATCCAATGACTCCTGTTTTTCTACAACAGGTTCTTCAACTCGTTTTTCGCTCTTAGGAGCAGTCTGAACATCTGAATCTTCATCTTCCCACCAATCTTTGCTTGGTTGTTCTGAAGTTGTTTCAACTGGCTCTGGAGCACTTTCTTGAATTGTTTCTTGAACTGATTCTTCATTTTTCTGTTCTGTTTCGGCTAACGGAGCCACCGCATCGTTTACTTTCGGTTCAGTTGTTTGTACTTGAGCCGCAAATTCTTTAAGGAACTCTTCCATATTATTTTATTTTGTTTTTTACATCATTTGCTGCATGTCCTGTCCCTGCATTGCTGCCATTTCCTCTTCGGTTGGCTGCGGTACAGGTTGCCCAGTTTTAGCAGTAAAGTCTAGTTCTTTTCTATAGTTCTGTCCGTCTTCCTTCATTGCAGCCATTTGTTGCTGCTGTTGCATTTGCTGTTGCTGTTGTGCTTGTGCCAAGAGCATCTGCATCTGCTGCTGTTGTTCAGCCTCTCTCTTCTTCTTATTCAAGGTGTAGCGCAATTCCTGCATCAACTCTGTATAAGTTCTAGCCTGTTCGATCTGAAGATAATCCAGCATATCAATAACTTGGTTCTGCATAGCTGCTTGTGCCAAGCCAATCAAACGCTCACGAGCTGCTTCGTCAATAAAGTCTTTAACCTTTACGTACACATTCAATTCCTCAAATTGGAATTCTTTTGTGACCTTAAACCACTCTCTACCACGAGGACCAACAACTGGAATATCGTTATCGGTCTCATCAATAAGAGAAACTTTATACTGATTAATTGCAAAAGATAAATGCTTCTCGACAAAACGAATAAAGCCTTGATACAGATACGTTGTGCCCAGGTTTGCTTGTGCAATTGTTCCGGCTTGTGTTTTGGCTCCAACATATCCTTGCTGTTGTCCAAGAGCGATCTTAGGAATATTGACAATCTCTTCCATCAATCTTTCTTCTTCCTGGCGCAACTGAACCAATAGGTTAATATTTGGATCCAGCGTCATATCAACAACCTCGACCAAACGAGCGTCTTGTCCATTCACATATTCCTCGCCTGTAGCAGATCCGTCTGTGATGTGGATCCCCATACGCTCAAAATCTGTAATTACATCTTTAGCGGTAGAACTACCGAGTTTTTGTCGGTTAATCAAATAAACTTTACCCTTTGAACGATTCATCATCTTCGTAATCTCGTTTGTGATGTAATCGATACGGTCTTGGTGCTGGTGCAAACGGGCAACTACAGAGCGGTTCTCGCCCATAACCATGTTAGGCATAAAGATTTGAACAGGCATTACAACATCGCCAGGGTTATCATGTTTGCGAACGATATTGGTTTCCTCTCCATAATCTACAACATACTTGTTTCCAATTAGGGTAGCCTTGTGTATAGTTTTGGTCCAGTAAGATCCTTTCTTGGTCTTACGCATTTTTGCATAGTGCGTATTTCCAAACTTGTCTGTGGTTTTCTCATAGCGCATATCCTTCATTCCGATCCAGTATCCCTCTACAATAGCAAGGGTAGGAACATTATTGAATGTGAATGCCCATGAAGTAGCGTATGGGTGAGTAGTAAGATCAAGAAGTTGATACAAATTATTGCTATTCAACTTTTTAATCTCATTAACTTCTTCTACGGTCAATTGATCTTGGTATCTTTCGATTACGTCAGCTGTAGATAACCAGTTGATTTCACCAACAAAACGCATATCGCTCATGAAATCATCATCATGAGACCGATCCAATATCATATTGTGAGGAAGGATTAAGTCAAAGTACTGTTTTCCATTCTCAATACGATTCTTGATTCCGCAGTATCCGCCAAGTAGGATGTAAAGAAATGCCTGTTTGTACTTATTGGCATAATCGTTACGATACAGAATATCTTCAGCTAGTTTAATTGCCAGCAATTCAGATTTTTCCTTGTAATCGGTCTCCATAAAACGGATAAAGTCTTCTGGAGTCTTTACTTTTTGTTGGTCCATGCCTGGTATTCCATATTCGATACCAGCATCCTGCATAGCAGCAAATAGACGTGGCAGTTCAAATTGCAACATGCCAATATCAAACATCTGAGTTTTCTTATTGACAGTCGCCTTACTGCTAGCCTTTACACTAGGCTCAATATTATCAATCAATTTGATTGCATTGCCTACCATGTAATCAATAAGAGATGTAATCTTTTGCCCATTGATCCATACTGTGGGAAGATCGCAATTGTTTTGATCTTGTGTAGTGTAGTAATAATCTTTGTTGTATTGTTTGCCTAGGTAATAGGTAAACATGCGGACTATCTCGTCAATTGGGTTCTCAATATCATCCTTTCTGCGGATTCTATTGGTTCTATCATTCCTCTTATTGAAATGGGACATGATGAACTCTACGTTCTCCTTGTACCACTCCCTATTTTTTGCCTCCTCAGAAATGAATTGAGATGGTTGGTGCTTGAACTGATAACCCATTTGTTACAAATATACTAAAAAAAGTGGATAAAAATAAAAAAGGCAGAGTTTGCCCATTAGTTAATATATATCTACCGAGTATAAGTACCGAGTACTAAGACACATATTTGCTTTACGGAACCAGAAGATAAACCATACCCCCCTTTCCCCCCTTTCCTTAAAAACCCAAAAGTTTTCAAAAAAAAGCGGCAGGTGGCAGGCTTGACTCCGTAAAGCTCGTTTTGCTTTTACTCACCAGGCTGTTCCGTAACAGTACCCCCATTACAACCGGACTGCAATACAAACATAAAGCAGAACAAATAAATGAACAAGCCCTTTCTTTTATTCTGCATCGGTCAGTATGTAGTGACGAGGTGTTAATCGCTTGATATAGAATTCGATATACTCAGCTCCTTTCTTCACCAACTTTTTTTCAACAATTAAACGAACGATGAATTTATCGTTGAACTTGTACTTTTTCTGGAGTATATCTACAAATGGTTTTACCACATTGTCTACATCGCTTGCCATATTGCTAAAGCCAACGGTCATAGATAGTTCTAGTGGTTGTTTATCCCAATTGATCTCTGTATCTGGCAATAGGAAGAGGCAATCCTTTTCATATTGCACATATGCTTTTGATTTGAACTTTCGTCCCATCCATGCCTGGTTCACAGACAGAGGTTTGATATCTACCCTATTTGAAAATAAAAGGATAGTTTGTTTTGATTCTTTCTTCATGTAAGGTTAAATCTTCAAATAGAAGTAATTCAGCTGGAACTCCGTAGAATAGAGCCACCAGTATGACGTAGTACATAGATCGTACTGGGCCTCTGAACTTGATGAAATCATTAAAGTCCATTTTGATATTCATGCCCATGTACTCTTTAAATTTTGACGTGTGTACAAGAACACGATGTAGGCGAGAAAGGAGAGCTACATTATTGTGAAATCGCTCTGTTATCTTATTTTGCTGTTTATTTAATTCTTTATCATAGAACATAGCTCTGACATCAGCAATGTGAGATTGCTCTAAGATAAAAGGAAGTCCCTGCTTTTTTATATTTCGGATTTCCTTGTCTAATTCGTCTAGATTCATATATCTAGGATCTCAAGAAATTTCTTATTCTCTTCAATGAGTAATTTAACTTCTCGCATGACGATCAATAATTTTTGCTGGTTAATCAAGGACTTACCATTCAGAATATTATACACGTCATATTTATTCACACCGTACTGCTCTGTTTTGAGCACAATACGAGCCATATCCCCTCTTTTTAGCTGCTTTTTCAGCTCAAGAATTTTTGCTCTTAATTCCTTATTCATAATCTTCTACAATTTTACAAAAAATAGTTGAAAATATCAAAGTCGTTATATACCTTCGTGTAGTTAAGTAAAATATAAAAATAATGGGACTTAAAACAACAAGAGAAGCACGGACGTACTTGACGATTCGTGAAGGTAAAGTAGCCAAGAAAGAAGGCGAAGAATGGGTGTACTTCAATGGTATTGAGGGTTACATTAGAGAGATCAGCACACGTGAGTCCAAGTATGGAACCGAGTTGCTCGTAGTGATTGAAGACGATCAAACGTATCAATTGGCTATCCGCATCAAAGGGGACGATCCAAAGATGAAGCAGAGTAATTATTTTATTTCCTTTGCTCACATTGCTCCCAATATTGATGTGAATAGCAAGGTTGAATTGATTCCTTCTTTGAAGATTGAGGGTGATCGCAAGCGTAGTGCATTGTACATCCGCCAGAATGGACAATTCTTGAAGTGGGCATACAAGAAAGGCGAGGGAATGCCTGAACCTGAGGAGTTGACCAATAAGAAAGGGGAAGTCATCAGTACTGATTGGAGCGAGGTAGAAGCTTTCCGCTTGGACAAAGTAAATGAGTTGAACGCTCGTTTGAGTTTGGGTGCAGCAGCTCCTGTCGAGGAGGTTGATGACGATTTGCCATTCTAATGCCTAAAATAGCAAATCAAGAACTGGCAAAGAAGATAGGACAGAAGGTCGAGCCTGTGCATATGAAGCACTACACAAGCGAGCAAACGTCCATCATACGCCAGAGCAGTATCAAGAGTTCGGTTGAATTGGTTAGCACCATGATTCCCAGTCTTGAGATTATCGATATGAACGAGATAGTAGCAGAAACTTTAGAAATCGCAGAAAAATTTGAAGAATGGGTAAAACGCCAAAATTAAAAGTTGTTAAGATCAATCAGAGTACCGAGTACAATGAGTGGTTAGAATTCCGTCAGAACGGGATAGGTGGATCAGAGATAGGCACGATCATGGGTGTAAATCCGTGGAAGAGTGCGACCGAGTTGTTCTATCAGAAGGTGGGAGTAATTCCTCAGAAGGTAGAGCAGAATATGCCCATGTTTATGGGTACGGTATCTGAGGACTTAGTTGCCAATTGTTACCAGTACTATAACGGGGACGAAGATATGATCAACAATTATTATAGCGGGAAGAAGGTAAGGACCTTATTTGAACCCGTTGGCTATTATGTAAACCCACAGTATCCAATGTTTTTCTATTCCCCAGACCGTATTGAAGTAAAGAAGAAACCGAGGGTCGTTAACGGGAATATCTCATTCAACACAGATGATAAGGTCATTGAGATCAAAACAATCAATGGCTGGTCTAGTAAGCAGTGGGATGGGGGGTTGCCTCCGTCCTACTACTTGCAGACTCAATTTTACATGCACGGTTTGGGTCTCAGATCAGCTACGATCGTAGCCCTAGAAGACGGACGCAATTGGCGTGTACACAATATAGAATATGACGAGGACATGTGTAACAAGATGGTAGTAGTAGCACAAGAGTTCTGGGAGCGTGTTGAATTAGCACGAGAGGATATAGAAAATGCCGATTTGTATGAACCACCCATAGAGGGAACACCGGCATACGAAAACTTCTTAGTAGAGAAGTATAAGAATCCAGAGGAGAATAAGAAAGCAAGTAATGAGGAGATCGATGCCTTTATTTGTTCTTACATGACTCTAGATACACAGATCAAGGAATTAGAAGATAAGAAAACATTTTGCGGTAATCACATTAAGAGATACATGGAAAATGATTCTATATTGGACAGTGAGTACGCAAAAGTAACCTGGCGAAAAAATGCAAGAGGAAACAGAATATTCCGTATACTGGAGAAGTGAGGGTGAAGAGGTCGAGGGATATACATTGGTACATGGAGATGTGGAAGTCACGCCCACACATATGTCAGGAGTGCGGAATACATCTACCACACTTCAGTCCAACGTTCGTCTCGCATATAGTATCAAAGGGGTCAATGCCGATGTTGAGGCATCATCCCGAAAACTTTATGATTTACTGCTTGCGGTGTCACTCAAAGTGGGAGTTTGGGATGCGTTCGGAGATGAAGACATACCAGGAAGCGATGGAGATTAAAGAGAGGATCATCAGAGATTATTATGAAAACAAATAGACAAAAGATAGCAGGTAAGCAGTATTTGCGGTACGTTAAAACGTTCAGCTGGGCAATCCGTAGAAAAAAGGATGAGGTACTGGCAGCAGTGGGTCTCAGAACAATGCCCTTCTACCCATGTGATCAACCCACCCTAGAGGATGCCATAGCCGATATGGAACATGACTTTAACCTAAGAGAGACCAGTATGAGCAAGACAGATCTGTATGCCATAATGGAAGCAATGCAATATATACAAACAGATGACACCAAAGATAGAAGCACAGAGACTGGAGGAGACAGTCAAGACAACGATTGGGTTTCAGATCAACCACTACCAGGCGGATCAGATAAAGAGATTAATAGTCCAAGAAATAATAAGGGAGCTAAGAGAGGTAGAAAAAGGAAGGATACTGGATCTTAGTTCCATAGTCCAATATTGGGAAGACGTAAAGAAAGAGATATGAAGTTGTACGAAAGATATATAACCCGACCCCCTGGGATGTGGGTCTCAGATGATGTTCGAGAATTATTGGGTAATCCTGCCTTATCCGAAAAGGAATGCAAGGATATACTCCGTAAGGTTCTCCAGAGTAAGAAAACATTTCACTGCATCGAGAAACAGATTCTGGACCATAAATGACCGATATATAGCCCAGCTTTGACCGATAAAGTATCATTAAATGCACAAAGGCGGGTCAGATGAGCGTTTAAAGCAACATTATAGCCCAAGGCTGACCGATATGCAAATAAGTATAATTAAACCTATAAGTTTAAAATAAGCGTTAAAACATATACCCGAACGGGAATAA